AAGCAGACGGGGCCGCTGGTGAAGGAATGGGTGGACCACCTGTTTTTTCTCAACTTCAAGACACGCATCGTGGAGTCGGAATCTGGCAAAGCCAAGGGCCGAGGCGGCAAGGAGCGGGTGCTCTATACGACCCATACGGCGGCCTACGACGCGAAGACTCGCTCGGAGCTGGCGGATGAGTTGCCGCTGGACTATGCGAGCATCTCATCGCTCTTCGGGGCGGTGAAGGCTCCGGTGGCGGCTGCGGCTCAAGCCTATGCGGCGGCGCAACCTTTGGAGACCTACCTCGAACCTCATGAGCAGGCGGTGAATGCCTGGCTGCTGGCTAAGGGCAAGATCACCGAGGGGCAGACTTGGCGCGATATGCCGCCAGCGCTGCGGGACCAGGTATCGGCAAGGCCGGAGGATTTCCTCCAAGCGGTTGCAAAAGCTGCGTGAGCGTCGAGCGCACATGTCGCGAGACGCTTGGGGAGGATGTTGGGTTGTTCCAACTCAAAATCTCCCCCGATGGGGGCATTCAACGCCGCCTGCGTTACGAGACCTATTCGCACAGCGACATCCGCGCTTTGGGCCCCTACCTCTCGGTCTCGAGCTGCGATGAGATCAACGCCGCCTGCGACAGGTTCTTAGCCTCCCGAGGAAAAAAGACAGGAAGAGATTACGCAAAACACATCAACAAAAAGAATTATGACATCTAACATCAGACACAGCATGTTGCCGAAGCTGGCGGCTTGCCCGAAATTCACCCCGACTCCCGGCGATGCCGGTCCGGCTGCCCAGCGGGGCACGGTGATGGACGAGGCTTTTCGTTTGGGGTTGCAGGGCGACCGCACCAAGATCGACGCGCTGCCGGCGGAGGACCGCCCAGCGGTGGAGTGGGCGGTCGCCCTTATGGAGGACTACAAGCGGACGGGCACCATCGAGGCTCGGGAGGAATACTTGGCCATGCATACGCCAGGCATCGCCCATGTCGGCACGGCGGATGCGCTCTGCGAAAAGCTCGGCTGGGTGGCAGATTTGAAGACAGGGCAATTACGCGGATACATGGAACAGGTCGCAGCCTACTGCTACGCCCTGATGCATAAGAACTTTGAGCAGGACTACTGCGCCCATGTGCTCTACTGCGACCATCAGGTGGTGAAGAGCTACCGCTTCACGCTTGAGCAGGCGAAGCAGATTGTGGAACGCATTATTGCGGAGGTGAATGACCTGTCTGCAGAGCCTCGGGCGTGTGACTACTGCGGATGGTGTGCGAATCAAAATACATGCCCTGCAGTTGTGAAGCCTGTAGAGCAGGGGTTGGCGCTGGCAGCACAGCCAGTCACGAGTCTGGAAACGATCCTCGGCACCATCATGGATTCGCCTGAGCGGATGGGGGAATTTTTCGCCCAATGGAAGATGGCCGAGAAGCTGGTGGCCGAGCCGGTGGAGAAATTCATGCGTGCTCGCCTGGAGACTGGCGCCGAGATACCAGGCTGGAAGCTCACCGATGTGAAGGGCCGCGAATATGTGGACATAGAGGGCATCGCTTGGGCCGTGAAGTTGGGGAACGCTCCGCTCGGGCAAGTCATCGAGGTCATGGGCGGCAAGATGACCGGCACCAAATTCCGCGAATGGGTCTCGGCGATGCTCGGGACCAACCCGCCGGAGGGTCTCATCCGCACCGGCACCAGCAGCAAACAACTTCGCCAGGTCAAAGTCACCAAGAGCAAATAATTTCCTCGCCCGGTTGGTGTATACCGACGGCAGGGGCAAAGGGGGGCTGCGCAATCCCAAAAAACGCAGACCAATCAATACATTATGCCTACATACCAAGCAAAAAAACCAGAAGCACCTCAGAGCAGCAACAAATACCATGTCGAGCCGGGGGTTTATAAGTGTGAAGTTTTCACAGCAGAGGAGAAACGGAGCAAGAAGAAGCCGGACGGCTCGGGCGACAACCCGATGATCGAGCTGGTGCTCAAGGTCATGCTACCAGATGGCAAGACAGGGCCAGAGATCCGCGACTACCTTGTCTTCACCGCAAAAAGCGGATGGAAGATCGACGCCTTCCGTGCCTCCTCGGGCGAGGCGGTGCTCGAGGGCGATGCCGAACTCACCGCAGAATCCTGCGAAGGCCGCGAGGTCGTTGCCATGATCGGCGACAAGCCGGGGGACAAGGAAGGCATTTACTGGAACTTCATCGAATATTACCTGCACGGCGAAGAGCGTGCCGAGTTCCTCTCGGGCAAGTCGGTAGCTCGACCTGTGGCCAAACCTACGGTGAAACCTGCGGCAGTCGCTGACGGAGACGACATCCCGTTCTGATCAATGAGAGGCGTTTTGGAATTCGATCTGCCGCAGGACCAAGCGGAGATGCGTTACGCACAAGCGGGGCTCGACGCCCTGCTGGTGCTTAACGGCCTGGACCAAGAGTGCCGGAGCCGTCTCAAGCACGGCGCCGGCGCGTTTGCCGAGCTCGATGAGAGCACCATCGAGCGCATCCGCGAATGGGTGAGAGGCGAGTCGGTGCGGAGGAACCTACCGGAGTTGGAATGAGGCATGATCTGGAACCGGCCAGTCACAGAAGCGTGCAATTTCAATGCTCGCCGATGCATGTGCCTCAAGAAGAAACGCTACGACACAAAAGAAATGGCCGCCGCGAAGTTGGAGAAGCGCATGGCCTCGGAGAAAAACCCACCCGAATACCTGCGAGCCTACCACTGCATTGTCTGTAAGGGCTGGCACTTAACGAAACAGAAAAGATGAGATTATTTATAGGAATAGACCCCGGCATCAACGGCGGCATCGCGTTCATCCCAAGCACCGGAGACCCTTGGGCGCACAAGATGCCTGAAACGGACAAGGATTTGATGGAGCTCCTGCGGGATTCCATCAACATCGCCACGCCGAAAGCGCTCATCGAGCTGGTCCATTCCTCGCCGCAAATGGGTGTGAAGTCGGCGTTTACTTTTGGTGAGGGCTACGGCCGTTTGCAGATGGCACTGACGGCGCTTGGCATCCCCTACGAGCGCATCAGGCCCGCCATGTGGCAGAAGGCGATGGGCTGCCTCACCAAAGGAGACAAGAATGTCTCGAAGAGCAGGGCGCAGGAACTTTTCCCCTCCATAAAGGTCACGCATGCCATTGCGGATGCTCTCCTTATAGCCGAGCACAACCGGAGAACAGCGAAGGAATAGAAATGCAACTCGAACTCTTCGGGAAACTTCCAAACGAGGAAAGGCATCGCTATTGGCGCAGCCGTCTCAAGCAATGGCCGTGCGAAGTTTTTGAGTCGAGGCACCATCCAGACTCAAGCGGATGGGGCATGGCCGCACAAGGCGGAAAGTTTGCCGACTGGCTCTATAAGGCCGGAGCCATGACTGAAATGGAATACCTACGGTGGACGAGATTTGATCGCCGGGTGCAACGCTGGGAACAGAAAAACAATATTTAATGCAATACCCTGAGAAAGAGAGCGCCGTCGTTGGCTACCTGAGCATGTGCGGCTTTGCCGGCGTGCCCAAGTCGGCTGTGGTGGACCCAGAGGCATTCAGCAATGTGCTCAATGGGCTCTACTACGCCGCTGCGCACCGGCTCCACCACGCTGGCAAGGCTGTAGTCGGCACTACGATCCTTGAGGCCATCGAGCGGGAGCCGTATTGGCTGAAGCTCGCCGAGGCCGAGGCAAAGGCCGCCGGGATGGTCTCTTGGCAGGATGGCGTGGTGCTGGCGGATACCTCGCTGGCATTCAACCCAGCGGGCGGCGCCATCATTGCCGAATACTTGGCCGACATTTCCTCCGCCTCAAATACCCGCAAAGCGACCCGAATAGGCCGGAATCTGGCCGATGGCAGCATGCCTGTGGCTGAGGCTCTTGAAGAACTGAAACTCCTGGCGAAGCCGAAGTCGGCCATGGTGGGTGTGGAGATGCACACTTTCGAGCAGCTATGGGAATACAAGGCCGAAGACGACTCCAGCACCTTGGTGGGCAATCGCTGGCTGTGCCGTGGCGGCCAACTCCTGCTACTCGGGCAGTCGGGCATCGGCAAATCCTCCTACACCCTGCAACAAGCGATGACCTGGGCGCTGGGCATGCCGTTCTTTGGAATGAAGCCTAAGCACAAGCTCAAGTGCCTGCTCGTGCAGGCTGAGAACGATATGGGCGACATGGCCGAAGTGGTGCAAGGCGTGATGTCTTATGTCGTCGCGCAAAGTAAGATGACGCAGCGCGAGGCGGTGGATATCCTGCGGGAGAATGTCATCGTGGCTCGCGTCACAGCACAGACCGGCGAAGCATTTATCGAGGTGATCCGCGAGCTGATCGTCAAGCACGGCCCGTTCGATCTGGTCTACGGGGATCCGCTGCTGTCATTCATCGGCGACGATATTTCCCAACAGGCTGTGGCATCGCACTTCCTGCGCGAGCTATGCAACCCGCTGGCCTTCGAGCATGGCTTCGCATGGGTATGGAGTCACCACACCGGTAAACCGCAGAGCGACAGCAAGAGCCGGGCGCATTGGAACGCGAATGACTACGCCTACATCGGCCTTGGCTCATCGGAGCTAACGAACTGGGCACGCGCCATCTGTGTGCTCCAGACCACCAAGCACGAAGGAATTTTCAAGGTTCTTTTGGCAAAGCGTGGCAACCGCGCCGCTGTAGTAGACGAACACGGCCACCCGACCACGGACATCATCATCAAGCACGCTGACAAGGGACTACACTGGGAAGTCGCAGAACTCCCCGAAGAGACCCAAGAAGAGGGCAAGCCGCAGGGCAAAGCGGGGCGCACGCCAAAGATATCTGCCCTCGATGAGGCTGATATCGTGGCAAAGCACGCAGTATGGCCGCAAGGCGCTCGGGGATTCTATGCCGAAATGACGGCCAAGTATGGCGTGTCCCGCGACACTATCGAACGAATTCTCCGCCGGTCCAAGAAGGCCGAGCAATCACTCAAAGCAGCATGAAAATAAGTGCCGCAGAATTACCGCAGAATTACCGCAGAATAGAAATTATGCGGCACAGGATGACTGCCGCAAAATTAGTGCCGCATAATCCCCCCTTAAAGGGGGGGAATTATTCTGCGGCACTTAATTTTTCGGCGTCGTCATTTCCGTCCTGTAATTGCCGCAAAATAGATTTGTGCGGTAGCACACTATGAACACCCCCAAAAAACAACACGACCCATACATCGGCTGCCAAGCCTGCGGCCGCGAATGGCAAGACCACCCAGGCATCACCCACACCTGCCGACTCGCCACCGATCTGGCGACCTACCTCCGCTGGGCCCTCGATCATGTCGAGCCGCCCGAATACTCCCGCGACATCGGCGAGCAGGAAGTCTACTGGCAATCCGTCGAGGAAGCCCGCCGACTCGTCGTCGAAGCAAGCAATTGGAAAGCACGCCAACCATGAAACCCAAACGATCCGCCAAACCCGAAACGAAACACTCCATCGCAACCAAGCTGGCAGCTGAATTCCATGTCAGCGTTCAGACAGCTACCCAATGGTTCGATGCCGGTTGCCCGATGAACTACGAGGAGGCCAAGGAATGGAAGCTCCAGAGGCGCGCACAGGCCGCGATTAAGTCCGAGATGGGGTCTAAGCCTAATAAGCTCGAGAAAGCGTTAGAACAGGCCGCTGCGTGCGAAGAAACGGTCAACTGGGATGCAATGAGCAGTCAGTTTCGCCAGATGTGCGATATCGTGGCCGATTTCTACCTGATGGGCATGACGGTCTCAGCCATCAACACAAAGCTGGGAGTCAAACCCGCTGTCATCTCCCGCATCATCGCTAACCACCCAGACACTAAAGACAAGGAAGCCCAAGTTGCAGCCTCAAGCTGGAAAGATGTCCGCCGCCTGGCAGTCGATGCCCTCCGCGACAAACTCAACGACCCAACCCAAGTCAGCAAGATGAAAGCCGCCGAGCTCAACTTCGTAGCCGGAACCGCTCAAGACAAGATCCGCGACAGCGAAGGTGGAGCACAGCTCACCATCAACATCAACCAGAAGATCAATGCGTTGTCGTTTGAGGAACTCATCAACAGCATCCCCAAGAAGGCCGATGATATCGATGGCGAATTCCAGATCGAGACTCCCTCGGGAACCAGTAGCGAGGCGGAGACCCCTCCGTCAAACTTGCCGCTCAGTCTCAATAACGGACCCAAAAACAAGGGAATTACTGACGCGTCCGAGTAAGTCACTGCAAATCAACCCAAGCTCACTATCTATAAGAGGCGTTATCAGAAGTTATTAACCAATAATCGCCCGACAGGGGGGGGGAGGGGGTCGGTCCGCTGGCTCCGCAAAATTACCCCCACTCGTCCAGCTCCCGAAAAATTTTATGAAAAAACAGCAACCTAACAAGCAAGAAACAAAACAAGATCAACCGCCTATGCCTCCTGAGTGGCCGAGAATGGGCAAGGCCGCGCCTGGGAGACAACCGCAGAACCCCCGTGTGTTGAGGGTAGACCTCGACGGCGAAGTCGTGAATGTGCAGGTGCGGTCGAATACCTATTACCGGGCGAACGAGCCGGTCTTGGTGGGAGTGGACGCCGGAGGTGCGTTGGTGGCAGTGAAGCCGAAGACGAATGCGCTGTTGCATGGGGGGTATGAGGGATGACGCCAAACGAAATGCTTTCTATGATTGCGCAGCTACGGCGCGAGCGCGACGAGGCGAGGGAGGTTGCAAGTGGATTAGCAATACAAGAGGAGCGCGTAAATGAGGCTCTAAAAGAACTATCTTCGATACACCAATGGATTGATCGAAATCATCCCGATGGATTTATTGACTCTTTAACCTATTTGCAGAATTTAGAGCGAGTTACGGATAACTGGTATGATCGTTTAGACCGATTAGAAGTTGACGCTAATCGATTTGAGAGAGAGCGCGACGAGGCGCGACATAAACTTGAGCTTTGCATGGCAGCAAATAGCGATGTTGCAAGAATAGCGAAAGAGCGCAACGAGGCTTTGGATCAAGTCAAAGAGCTGATGTATATCGCAGAACGCGCTATCGATTTGGCTGAAATAGACTTTGAGAACGACAAATTTGGAGTCGTCTCTGAGCTTCGGGATGGGGTGGAGCGGATCAAGGAGGGCGCGAAATGAGCGACACACCGGAGACAGACGCAAGTCGTGGATACGCACTTTCCAGCCACTACGGGCGGATTGAGGGGAGCTATCTGCAAATGGATCGTAGCGGGCCGTTTGTTCATGCAGAAGTAGCTCGCAAACTGGAACGCGAGCGCGACGAGGCGAGGGAGATCGCAGGCAGGTTGGCGCATTTTCTGGAGCGCCCAGCTTACTCGGTGGATGAGGCAATCGCCCGAATGGAGGCGTTGAATTCTTACAAGAAGCAAAAAAGCCAATGACCTGCCCGACTTGCCAATCTCCCACCCGCGTCGTCTCCTGCCGTTCTGTTGGCGATGGGTTCATTCGACGCCGCCGGTGCAGCAACGACCACCGTTTCAACACCGCCGAGGTCTCGCACCTCGGCCCCTTCCCCTGGGCGAAGAAAACCGCGACCAAGCCCGCCAAGCCCACCAAGCGCCCCAAACGCACCCACAAGGCCAAGCCTAAGCCCTCGGATTGGCTCACCCGCATCAACGACAAGCTCGCCGCCCTATGACATTCACGCAAACCGCCCACCCTCTGCTGCCATTTATCCCGCCGGAGCTTTTCGTTGCCGACTTTGAGGCGGCGAAGGCCCTGCTTGCCGAGAGGGAACGCCGCATTGGGTTGGAAAAAGAGGATCCGATTCGCTACGGCTACGAGCCCGAGCACTGGACCAAGGCCGAAAAGATCGCCAAACGCTACCGCGACCTGTTGGTGCTGGGCGGCAACCGCTCCGGCAAGTCCACTTGGGCCGGAAAAATGGTGGTTCGCACCCTGCTCGAGAAACCCGCGAGCCGCGTGTGGTGCTTCCAGACCACAAACGACAACAGCATCTCGATGCAGCAGCCGATTGTGTGGAATTTCATGCCCGCCGAGCTGCGAACGGCCAAGCGCAGCAAGATCACCAACATTTCCTACACCCAAAAGAACGGTTTTTCCGAAAATACCGCCGTCCTTCCGAACAAATCGCAGGTCTGGTTCCGCAATTACGCCCAGGACATCACGACAATCGAGGGTGGTGAGATAGATTTAGCCTGGTGCGACGAATTATGTCCCCTTGAGTGGCTTGAAACAATCCGATTCCGCCTTCTCGACCGAAACGGCATCCTCCTCGTCACCTTTACCCCCATCGAAGGCTACTCGCCCACGGTAAAAAACTACCTGCAAGGCGCCAAGACGCTCGAGGAGTGCGATGCCGAGCTTTTGCCGAGAAAAAGCGGCAAGGGATTTGAAAAAGTCCCCGTCGTGCAGGAATGCGTCACCCGGCACGCCGGCATCATCTATTTTCAGACCAAAAACAACCCATGGGCAGGCTACGGCCGCATGAAGACCGAGCTCGCCAAGCAACCCCGCGAAAAAATCCTCTGCCGCGCCTACGGCGTCCCCGTCAAGGCCGCCGCGACGCGCTTTCCCCGCTTCCGTGAGTCGGTGCATGTCGTCAAGGCCGACCAGATTCCCCAGGAAGGCACGAACTACCTCTTCTGCGACCCCGCGGGAGGGAAAAACTGGTTCATGCTCTGGATCCGAGTGGACGCCGCCGATCGGGCGTGGGTTTACCGCGAGTGGCCGCAGACCGACACCTACATCGAGGGCGTCGGCTACGCCGGACCGTGGGCGATCAGCAGCGGCAAGAAAGCCGACGGCGAAGCCGGTGAGGGGCAGAAATCCTTCGGCTTTGGCCTGCTCGCCTACAAGGCCGAAATCGAGCGCATGGAAGCCCTCGATGGGGTCAAGATTTTTGAGCGCTGGATAGACTCGAGGTATGCGAACACCACCGTCGCCGGCACCCGCGAGCAATCCACCACGCTCCTCGAGGAGCTCGAAGATGTCGGCATGTCCTTCCGATCCTGCCCTGGCGAAAACATCGAAGAAGGCGTCGGCCTCATCAACAACGCATTGTTTTATGACGAAGAAAACCCAATCGACCACACGAATGCCCCTCGGCTCTATATCTCCGAGGCATGCACCAACACCATCTGGGCCCTCAAGGAGTGGACCGGATCCGACGGCCAGAAAGGCGCCAGCAAAGACCCCATCGACTGCCTCCGCTACCTCCTCACTTCTGGAGTCGGCAATGTGGAAGGAGGTCGGCTCAATGTCACCGGAGGAGGTGCCTATTAAACGCCGCACGCTGCGCAAGCGCGATGTCATGGACCTCCTCGGCATTTCGGAGCGCACCTACAAGACCTACATCGAGGTTGGCCTCCTGCACCCGATCCCCGCGCCCCGGCAGAAACGCCACACCTTCAGCCTCCCCGCCATCATCAAAAAATTCCAACTCGCCTGACCCTATGTTCAACCTAAAAAAACCCACCACCCGCTACATCCTCCCCGACCGGCTCGACGACGACGACATGACGACCGCGCTCTGCATGCCCGGAACCAAGCCACTCGTCGTGCAGGCTGTGTTGCAAGTCCTCCGCGACCACATCGACGACTCCGTCGAATTGGTCGGAAGCATCAAGCTTGCCACCGAGCACGGCCAGCTCGCCCACTGCGCCGGCGCCCTCGACGCCCTGCGCGGCCTCGAGTCCGACCTCCTCCAACGCATCGACGAAGCGAGCAAGAAAATGTAGAAAACTTTCCGGCGGTCACTGAGGGCATGCCGTCTCGCCGTTCCCAAGGGGTAAGCGAGGCGACCATGAGCGACCTGAGCCGTCGGACCTTTTTCAGCCAAGCGAACCGTTAAGTAATCCTTAGCGGTTCGCTTTTTTCTGCCGTTATAGGTCGGTCGATGCCTGTTTCTGCCGCTCTGGGTGCGGCTCTATAGATTTCCAGAATTCTGTCGTCATTCTGAATTTCAACGAGCCCCTGTGCCGCTCGACCCAAAAGGCGCTGACCCACTTGGTTGGATTACCATGACGACAGACACACAAGACACCCCACTACAGCTCTCCGACATTGCGGCCGAAATCGGCTTCGATCTCGAGGAGATAACCCCGCAGGAACAACCCGCCGCCGAGGAGACCGAAGCCGCGCCAGAAGCGCAGCCAGAGGCCACCGACACGGAGGATGCCTCAGCGGAAACTGATCTTTCACCAGATACCGACGAAAAGTCTGACGACGACAGCGACGCCGAGTCCGAAGAGGACAAAGACGACGCCGAGCCCGAAGAGGAAAAGAACCCCGTCCCCGAGAAGCTCCTCAAGCGCATCGACAAAATCACGGCCAAGCGCCGCGAGGCTGAAGAACGCGCCGAGACCCTCGAGAGCGAGGTCAGCGAGCTGCGAGCCAAACTCGACGCCACCGTTCCCATCCAGATCACGCCCACAGCGAGCGACCCGCTCGCCGATGTGGAAACGCCCGAGCAACTCGAAGACCGAGTTGCCACCGCGAAGAAAATCCGCGCCTGGGCGATCAAGAATTTGGAAGGCGGCACCGTCCAGAATGCCGCCGGCGAGGATGTCTACTACGAGCCCTCCCAGGTTCGTGAATACCTCGCCACCGCCGACGAGCTCCTCACCGAGCACGCCCCCAAGCGCAAGGAATGGATCTCGCAGCGCGGTGCCGTCATGCAAGAAGCCAAGGCCGTCTACCCGGCCCTCTTCAAAGCAGGCACCCCCGAGCACGAAAGCCTCGTAGCCACGCTCAAAGCGCACCCCTACCTCAAAGGTCTGCCTCAACTCGAGATGATCGTGGGCGACGCCATCGAGGGCCAGAAGCTCCGCTTCGCCCGCGCCGAGGCCATGGCCAAAAAGTCCGCAGCGTCCAAGACCGAGTCGAAATCCCCCGTGAAAGCCAGCGCCCCGCCAAGCCCTGCAAAAGGTGCCCGAGTGCCCGCCCAGACCATAGCGACCCGCGAAGGAGCAAAAAACCTGTTCTCTCGAGGATCCTCGCTCAAGACCGACGACATCGCGGCGTTCCTCGAAGGAGCGCTCTAACCCCCCAAATCCAAACCAACACCCCCCCTTAACACAATGGCCGCTACACTCATCACCTCCCAAACTGGCATCCGCCAGGATCTCTCCGACCTCATCGCGGTCGTAGACGCAAAAACCTGCCCCGTCATCTCGATGGCGAAAAAAGGCGCAGAGCCCATCAACCCCCTCACACAATGGCAAGCCGACGCATTCAATGCGGCAACGGTTCCCGCCGGCGTGCTCTCAAACACAGATGTTTCCTCATCTGATTTCGTCGACAACGCCGCAAACCGCGTGCTCCTCTCGGCCCGCATCCAGAAGTTCCGCGAAGTCCCATCCGTGGACGACCTCGCGCAGCATGTCTCCGAAGTTGCCGGCATCGGCAAAAAGAAGGAGATGGCCCGCGCCGTCAGCAAATCCCTCGAGCAAATGAAGCGCTCGATGGAAGCCGCATTCTGCTCCGACCAAGAAGGCGTCGAGCAATCCGGCGTGACCCCTTACAAGACCCGCGGTCTTGGCAAGTGGATCCAGAACGGCGCTCAGTCCGACCTCCCCGTCAACTCGGCCTACCGCACACCGACCGCGTCGATCAACACGACCGCCACGGCCAGCCTCACCGAGAACAACATCCAAGATATGTTGCAGTCCCTCTACGAGCAGACCGGCAAATCCCAGACCTACAGCCTCGTCTGCGGGCCTGCCCTCAAGCGCCAATTCACCTCGTTCACACGCACCCAGTTCGCTTCGACGAATGTCGCCAGCGCCATCCGCGTGTTGAATCAAAAAGACAGCTCCAAAATCGTCAGCTCTGTTGACATTTTTGAAGGAGATTTTGGCACACTCGAGCTCATCCCATCGCTCTTCCTGGCGAAGGACGCAACCGTCAACGCAGCCGCCGTGCAGAACGGCCGCGGCTATGTCCTCGATATGGACATGGTCGAGCTCCGCTACAACCGCAAGCCCCGCTTCCAAGAACTGGAAGACCGCGGCGGTGGACCACGCGGCATCGTGGACGCCATCTGCGCCCTCTGCGTCAAGAGCCCTCTGGCTCTCGGCAAGTTCGCCCCGACTGCCTAATCCAGCCTCCCCCGCATAGGCCCATCGGAGGGGCGCTCACACCCTCCAGAAATCAAAGAGCGCCCCTCCCAATGCGGGACAATTTTTTAAATGTCCGACCTCGCAGTAGAACTCGAAGCCGATCTTGGTGACCTCGCCCCGCTGGTCACTGAGGAACTCCGCACCGGCTGGCACGCCTCCATGGTCACCGCCGAGATGCGCCAGCAGCGGATCAAAGCCGCGAGCGACCGCATCGCCGCAGCCCGCAGCACGGTGGAAGGCATCGGCCAGCACACCATGAGTGTCGATTTCGACAGCTACATCTACTGGAACAACCTCTACCCCGGTTGCTGGAAGGACAAAGGATTCCGCGAGGAATTCAAAAAAGCCAACCCCCACACCGTCGTCACCACTACCGCCAAGCCGACCATCGTCGTCCAATGAAATCCTCGGACATCTCAGAAATCATCGGCCTCGTCGAAGAAGCGGAAACCGACGCCGCCAACTACTGGTCGCGCAAGAATCTCAACTACAACCAGCGCTTCTGCCTCTGGCCAGGACAAGACGATACCGGCCGCAAATATTCGTCGAACCTCGGCAAAAACGCCTTCCCCTGGGATGGCGCTTCCGACTCCCGAATCCGCCTTTCCGACATGCTCATCAACGAGCGTGTGCGGTTGATGAAAAACTCCTTCACCCGCGCTCGTCTCGCCGTCATGCCTACCGAGACCACCGACATCCAAGCCGGCCGCAAAGTCGAGACCGTCATCCAGTGGATCCTCAATTCGCACTGCTCTGCCATGACCAAGCGCGAGATCGAACTCGCCGCAAACATCCGCGAGACCTACGGCCTCGCCGTCATGGGCGTCTTCTGGCGCCGCACCACTCGCAACGAAAAGCTCACCTTCACGCTCGAGTCCCTCCAGATGCAATACATGGAGACCGGCGACCCCCAGCTCGCCATGATGATCGAGGCCATTCTCGATCCCACGCAGGAAGAAGCCGTCGCCCGCGAGATGGATCTCCTGCTCCCAGGCCAAGGCACCGCCGACAATGTCCGCAAACTCCGCGAGACCGGCGCGTTCGAATACGACTCGCCCTACATCTTCGAGAACCTCCCCGATTGGCAAGCCTACGAGCCCTGGGAGGACATTATTTTCCCTCCGAGCACCTACGACCTCCAGCGGGCACCTTTCATTGCCTGCCGCGAACTTCTCCGCGAAGACGAGCTCCGCGAGCGCGAAGTCACCGAAGACTACGACCCACGCTGGATCGAAGAGGCCGTGAAGCACAAAGGCATCTCCCGCCGCACCGGCCGGAACATGTATCGCATCACCGATACATTCCTGCTCTCCGACGACCGCGACATGATCGAGGTCTGGCGCGTCTATCAGAAAAAGTGGAACGAAAAGATCGGCGCCATGGAGGTCTGGTGCACCCACATTCAGCCCAGCGTGGTGGACCGTGTCGCCAAGTCCGAGGCGATGGGCTACGAGCACGGCCAGTATCCCTTCATCGAGCTACCCCTCGAGCGCACTAGCCGCCCCCTCATCGAGGCCCGAGGCGTGCCCGAGCTCGTCGCCACCCAGCAGAGCGAGATCAAGGTGCAGCGCGACTACCGCAGTGATCGCGCCTCGCTCACCATTCTCCCACCGCTCAAAGTCCCCGCCAATCGCGGCAAAATGGAAATCGTCCTCGGCCCCGCCAAGCAGCTCCCAGAGCGTCGCCCCGGCGAATTCCAGTGGATGGCCCCGCCGGTGAATGACATGGGCACCATCGAAATCGAAGCCGCCACCCGCCGCGATGTTGATGAGTATTTCGGCATTCCCCGCGCCGACATGGCCCCTCAGCGTGCTCTCCTCGCCCAGCAGGATTTGGTCGATACCTGGCTCGCCGACATGGCCCTCATCCTCGGCCAGACCTTCCAACTCTGTCAGCAATACCTCGACGATATCCAGTTTGTCCGAGTCGCCGGCGGACTGCCCACCCCCTTCCGCGCCAGCCGCCAAGACATCCAGGGCAAATACGACCTCCGCCTTGATTTCGACGCCCGCACGCTCGACTCCGAGGCCCTCAAGATCAAGCTGCAAGGGCTCACGCAGCTCATCCCGCTCGACACGCAAGGCGTCATCGACCGCGCCGGTCTCGTCAAATTCCTCTTCGGATCCATCGACCCCAATCTCTCCGAGCTCCTCATCCGCGACGCCGAAGCCGCCTCTCAGCAAGAAATCGACGACGAGCAAGTCCAATATACGAAAATCGCCGCCGGCACCGAGCCACCTCTTAAGAGCGAAGGCCAAAACTTCCAGCTCCGCCTGCAAACCCTGCAAAACATCATCCAGAGCAACCCCGCCATCCAGCAGCGCCTGCAACAAGACCAAATCTTCGCCGCCATGCTCAACGCCCGCATGGAGTCCTTCTCCTTCCAAGTCCAACAACAACAAAACGCCCAAATCGGCCGCGTCGGCGCCCAGCCCGGCCTCCAAAAAGTCGCCGAAGAAATGCAAGGAGGCGCACAATGAAGGCCACTCCCTACCGCACCGTCCGCGATGGCGTGATCTCCCGCATGGGCATTGATCCCGACCAGCCGCTCATGGCCTCGCAGGCCACGGCGCTCGCGGAGTATCTCACCACCGCTGCCGCCACCGCTTGGACCTTCTTTGATTGGCCCGAGGTTTATTTGACTGAGGCCCGAACGCCTGCGGGCGATGGATTCCAGACCGGCGTCTACACCTACGAGTCCGACTATGTGGGAACCACCTCCTATATTGGCCGCGCTGTGCAGGGCTCGCAATTTTCGGACCCTGTGTGGCGAATCAAGCGCGTCACCACGACCGCTGCGGGCGATCTTCTGAATATCGACACCGCCGTGAATGTCGCGTGGGACGACCGCACGACCGCGACCTACATCGAGACCAGCGCGAATGAAGCCGCCGAGGATGAGTTCCCCTACATTCCGCTTGTTGCGCAAGGTCTGAAACCTATCGGAACGGTGCTGAAAATCTACGACCGCAATCCTCACGAATGCGGTTCACAGCCACTCACGAAGACCTTTTGCCATGTCGTCACCGACGACCGCATCCTCATCACCGATACCAGCTACACGGCGGGCGAGCCGGTCTGGGTCGAGTTCTCACTGCCTCAGCCCCGCTTCATTTCGACCGCTTTCAACTCCTCCACCGCCTACTCTGCTGGCGATCTCGTTTACTACAACACCACCGGCGACTGCTACGAAGCCCTCGCCGACACAACCGGCAATCTCCCGACGAATGAGGAGTTCTGGCTGCGCCATCGCATCCCCGCCTTCCTCGCTGATTACCTTAAATTTTACGCACTCGCTGAAACCCTTTCCGAGGACGGCCAGATGGACAAAGCCAACTACCAGTTCGCCCGCGCCGAAGGCATCTTGCAGCAACGAATGGACGACGCCTGGCTGCGCAAAGGCGAGGTCCGACGCTACTCCGCTTCGTTCCAATAATCACCCCCTTGACACCCCTCCCGATAATTAAATTAACGACATGAGCAACCCCACAATTCAGATCGCCGCACGCAACACCTCGGGCATTGTCCAGCCCGTCCAAGCCACACCAGATGGGGCTCTGCGGGTGAGCACAGGTTTTCCGACTCCCGCTTATACGAAGTATGAAAATGTTCGTTTCACATCCCCCGCGACGAACAACACAAGCTATGTCGATTTCACTTTCAACGGCACATCGGTAGCCCGAATCGTGAATACCTATTTCGGAGCAAATCCTCCCACCGCCGACAACGCGGAGATCCGCAGCGTCGAGATCAAATTCCCGCCCTACACTTAATGTCGCAGGTTTTTTTCAATCCCTTTTCCGGCGCGGCGCAAAACATCGCTCTGCCCCAGCTCGACTCAGCGGGCCAGATCAGTGGCTCGATGATCCCTGACGACTTCGACGATGTGCAAGCCTTCCCGACCCTCGAAGACTTCCCAAACCCCGGCACCGTAGCCCGCATCTATTTTCCCGCAGATACCAACATCCCCCACCGTTGGGATCCGGACACACTTTCCTACAAACCCATCTCGTCCGACACGGACGGCGGTGAGTTTTAGGACAACCCCGCAGAACAACCAAACACCCCCAAAACACCATGCCAAATACCCTTCGCATCAAACGCCGCTTAACCGGTGCCTCAGGCGCTCCCTCCAGTCTTGCTGTAGGTGAGTTGGCCTATTCAAAAGTAGACAACAAACTTTGGATCGGTCTTGACGACCAAATCAAAGTCCTCGCCGGTGAGGGCCATTTTGCCACAAACGCAAACCTCGCCTCCGAAGTCAGCACGCTGAACTTGAGCATCAGCGGTGAAGCCGACCGCGCCACCGCAGCGGAAGCCGCGCTCGGCGTTCGCATTGACAATGTTCTCAGCAATGTCACTCCCGGCTCGCTCGATTCGTTGACGGAAGTGGTCGCCGCCTTCGAGGCCGCCGACAGCAACCTCAACGGTGCGATCACCTCCCTCGCCAACAGCGCCTCTTCGGCACTGAATGCTGAGATTTCCCGCGCCACCGCAGCCGAAGGCGTCATCGCCGCCGGTCTCGCTCAAGAGCTTCTTGACCGTGCCGCCGCCGACACCACCCTCCAGGGCAACATCAACACCGTTGCAGGCAATCTCTCGACCGAGACATCGGCCCGCCAAGCGGCTGACACCACGCTCCAGTCGAACATCGACAGCGAAGCCAGCACCCGTGCTTCGGCCATCAGCGCCCTCGATAGCCGAGTGGTCGCGCTCGAAGGTGCCTCCGCCGACGCCCGCCTCGACGAGGTGGAGTCCGACATTGCTGCCATCGAATCCGCCGCGACAGCCTTGACTGGCCGCGTCTCCAGCTTGGAGACCACCGCAGCCGGACTCGGCACCATGTCCACGCAGAATGCCAACAATGTCGCCATCACTGGCGGCACCATCGAAGGCATCGAGCTGGACGGCGGCAGCTTCTAAAAGCTCCCTCCCCCCACAGCGGCGGTGCGGTTCCAGCCCGCGCCGCCGCAACGGGGCCACTGCTTAAAACTTAATCCTTAAAACTTAAAACTTCTCCATGGCCACGGTCCTCAAGCTCCTCCGCAGCACGGTAGCAGGCCGAGTCCCCACCGCCGCGCAAGTGGCCGAAGGGAGCCTCGCCCTCAACCTCGCCGACCGGCGCTTGTATTCCAAGGACCACACCGGAGAAGTCTTCCGCCTCGCCCGCCCCCGCGACCCCAGCGACTACCTGCAACTCTCCGCCACCGATGGCACGACCCTCTACATGGGCCGCCTCGCCTGGGCCGACTACCCCGCCACCGGCCCAGCCGAGGACGCCCCATCCTGGACCATCTACCGCATCACCACCGACGCCGCAGGCACCACATCCCAAGAATCCTCCGCCACCGGAGCGTGGTCTTCCAAAACCTCCCTCCAATTTTCTTAAACCTCAAATCCAACACCACCATGATCGCAACCAATCCCATCACCATCGACGGCAAAACCTACCCGAAACTCTCTCTCAGTCTGGCCATATCGGGCCGGTATCTGGGCGACGGCTCTTCAGACGCCAATGTCGCCATGCGCCTCGTCCCGACGCGCATTGAGAATGGCGAGGTCATCACCGCAGACGAAGCCGCAATCGGCATCGCGCTTGGTTCACTCACAGGTGCAGACGAAGCCACCCAGCAAGCGGTGAGCGCGATCCAATCCGCACTCCAGACCTACATCCAAGCGAAAGGACTCTAAGCCATGGCTACCTACTACGCCCGCAAGGCAGGAAACATTAACGCCACCGATGTCTGGGCGACCGCGCCCGGCGGCACGGCATCAGCGGTCACATTCGCCAGTGGCGATGTCCTCGTCTCAAACTCCTTTGCCATCGCCATCAATGTCTCGACCGACCTCGGAGGCTCCGGCCAACTGCGAAACGACACTTTCGGGGGTGCCACAGCAGGCGGCACATTTACACTCGCCGCTGGCTTGACTCTGACCGCCAACATTTTGCAAAATAATGTAATCGGCGGAGCGACCGTTGTCACCTGCACATTTAACGCACCGCTTTCCGCCTCGATTGTGGGCAATGTGACCTCGCCAGTTAATACGAGTGGCAACAACCGCCCGGTAAGCCTTACTGGAAGTGGCACGCTGAATTTTACCGGCAACGCAACGGGGGATGTGCGTGTCGGCGGCGTAGGCGGGGCGATTGGCAATACCGCTGGGGGAACAATCAATTTTGTCGGCACGGCTACTGGCGGCGGCGGAGCTTCAGGCTATGCACTTGAAAATGCCGGTGCCGGCACGATCAACATCACGGGCAACTGCCTCGGAGCAACCGGTGCCGCTGTGCAAAACGCCGCCGGTGGCACGATCAACATTACCGGGAATGCAACCGGCGGAAGTGCATCAGGTGGCAGTGGCGTAAATAATGCTGCTGGGGGAGTTATTGCCATTACCGGCAATGCAACCGGCGGTGTCTCTGGTCCTGGCGTCACAAACGCGTCCAGCGGGTCTGTCACCGCCACCCGCGCCGTAGGTAATGGATTTGGCTTAGGCTCGGTCGGTCTCACTGCGGCTCCCGGCATTGCCAATAGTGGGAATGCAGGAGTAGTCGAGGTCCGCGAATTAGAATATGGCCTCCGCGGGATGTCACCCGTCACCGGATTCGTCCGCCTCAAAAAGGACTCGCTCAACCAAGCGATTTTTAATTGGGTCGATACCGGCGCTGCAAAAATACTTGTGGACGCAACGCAAGGCGAAATGCCAGCGGTCGGCAATGTCCGCCTCGGCGTGAGCTACGCGAGCGGCGCGTTGACCGGCACCTGCGCCGTGCCTAGCCCTGCAACGGTGGCAACCGGAGTCCCTATTGATGCCACCGTTGGCACGGCAGCACTCAGCGTGGGCGATGTTGCCGCAGCCGTGTGGGGAGCGGCCAGCCGCACCATCACCGGCGGAACGGTCGATACCCTCACCAACCCGCCAATCGTCCCAACGGTTGTCCAAATCCGTGAGGAAATGGATTCCAACTCCACCAAGCTCGCCAACCTCGATGCTTCCGTGTCGAGCCGTTTGGCCTCGGCGTCTTACACAGCCCCAGCGAACTCGGACATCTCGGCAATCAAGGCCAAAACCGACAACTTGCCAGCAAGCCCTGCAGCCGTCAGCGACATACCAACCGCCGACATCGCCGCCATCAAGGCCTCCACAGACAATCTCCCAAGCGACCCCGCAGATCAAAGCCTCGTCGAGTCCGCCATCTCCGCCCTCTCGATCCCGACCGCCGCCTCGGTAGCCTCAGCCGTCCGCACAGAGCTGACCGAACTCAGCAATCTCGACGCCTCCGTGTCGAGCAGGCTGGCCGGTTCGGCATACACCGCGCCAAGCACGCCACCAACAGCCGGAGACATCGCCTCGGCAGTATGGGCCGCCGCAGACAAGACAGGCTACAGCCTCACCAGCGCCGAACGCTCGGCCATTGCCGCCGCCGTCGAGGCCTCCATCCTCAACGAAGGCGATGGACAAGCCGTTCTGAACGCCATCGTCGCCGCAATCGGAAACAGCAATGTTGACCAGATCGCCCTCGTCGCCGCGATCCGAGCGGACCTTGAGCGCACCGGCGGCAAGCTCATCAACCTCGATGCCACGATCTCCAGCCGCCTCGCATCGGCAGACTACAATGCACCGACCAGCGCGCCAACCGCGGCCAGCGTGGCAAATGCTGTGTGGAGCGCCGCCACGCGCACCACAACCGGCGGCACCGTGGACACGCTCACCAACGCCCCAGCATCAGTCACGCCAACTGACATCTGGAGCCACGCCACCCGCACGCTCACCAGCGCCAGCGGCCCGACCGCCATCGAGATTCGCCAAGAACTCGATAGCAACTCGACCCAGCTCGCAGGGATCAAATCGAAGACCGACAATCTCCCCGCCTCGCCAGCCGCGACCGGAGACATCCCAAGCGCGAACATCTCGGCCATCAAAGCCAAGACGGATCTGCTCGAGACGACACGCCTCGCGCAATGCTCGACCGTGGCCACCACCGGAGCGCAGCTCGCCGCCGCCCTCAGCTAACAATGGACACGCACCAAGCCGCCGCTTCCTTCACCGGCCTCGTCGCTACGGCGACGGGGCTCACGGTGTCGCTGCTCCCGGAGATAGAAGCCTGGCTGCGCATTGCCTCGCTGCTCATCGGCTGTGCCGTTGGCTTGGCGTCCTTCGCAGTCATCGTCCGCAACTGGACCAAAAACCACCATCCCCATGAATAACCTCCTCGCCCGTCTCAAAGAGCCCTCCACCTTTCGCGGCCTTGCCATCCTTGCCGGACTCGGCGGCATCGCCGTTGACCCCGCCCAGGTCAACGCCATCGCGGCCGCCGTGGCAGCAATCATCGCGCTCATCGAAGTCTTCCGCAAGGAAACGAAATGATCCCTCCCTCCCAGATCGTGACCGGCCTCATTGCGACGGCCTTTGCTGTCGGTGCGCTCCTGCTTCTGAGCGGGTGCAGCACGCTGGGCATCTCGCTCCAGACGGACTACGGGCAATTCAGCTACACGCTGCCCGAGGTGCCAGCCCTCAAGGATAAATAACCACAGAGGACACAGAGAGCACAGAGGGAGCCTTAAAACTTAAAACTTAATCCTTAAAACTCCCCATGCTCCCCCCGAGCCGCCCACAGCAAGCCAAATCCAAGACGCAAGCCCTGCTCACCAAGGCCCGCGTGGATGATGCCGTGGCGCTGGTGGGCATTCGCGGCTACTACCGAGACAGCATGGGAGTCCCAGGCGAGAACGACCGTGGCATCTACGACGACGCTATTTTCCTCGTCTCCCCAAACGCCTACGCGACCTTTAACGCCAACACCGATCCCTCGATCCGCCGCAAAGGCATCGCTGTTCTAAAGCCTGGCGTGCATCGCTACCGCAAGGGCAAGCATGGCCTCAGTAAGCCCGGCGGCGGCTATCCTGCCCTGCGCCCCGCGAACCCCGCCGAAGAACTCCCCGTGACCCGTGACGGCCAAGGCGACAGCATGGGCATCGCCATCAACATCCACAAAGGCGGCTATCGCACCACCAGCAGCGAAGGCTGCCAGACCATTTACCCCAGCCAGTGGGAGTCTTTCATTTCCCTGGTCTATTCCGAAATGGACCGCGCCGGGCAGAAGACAATCCCTTACCTACTCACCGAGGAAGAAGTATAATGAAAACATCATGGAGTTCCATAGCCCGCGAGCAAGCGGACAAAGCCCACAAGACAGAAGTCGATGCGCTCAAAGCCAAGCTCGCTCAATACCAAGCCAGCGTTGAAAGCCTGGAAAAGCAACTCGGCATCGCGCTCTCGCTCGGCAAGACACGCATTCGCCCGCATCCGCTCTCGGTCTCGATGAACGACAAGGCCGAAGCTGTCGCCATCGCGCTTGCCAGCGATTGGCATGTTGAGGAGACGGTTGAGGCGGCATCGGTCAACGGCCTCAACGAATACCGCCTGCCCATCGCCAAGACTCGCATCGAGAAATTTTTCTCCACCATCGCCCGCCTAACGGAGATCGAGCGCCACGGTGCCAAGATCGACGACCTCATCCTCTGGCTCGGCGGCGATTTGATGACCGGCATGATCCACGAAGAACTCGCCGAATCGAACAGCAAAACCCCCACGCAAGTCATCCTCTGGCTCCAAGACCGCCTCGCCGACGGCCTCGCCACCCTCAAGCCCCACTTCAAGCGAATCCTCATCCCCACCAGCTACGGCAACCACGGCCGCACCACCATCAAGCCCCGCCACGCCACAGGTGCCGCGCACTCTTACGAGTGGCTTCTCTACAAAATCCTCGAAGGCCGCTTCATCGATGACCAGCAGATCGAATTTCAAATCGCCGACAGCTACTTCAATTTCATGTCCGTCTTCGACCGCCGCCTGAGATTCCACCACGGCGACGGCCTCAAATACCAAGGCGGCATCGGCGGTCTCACCATCCCCACCGAAAAAGCCATCGCCAGTTGGAACAAATCCCCCAACCGCGCCGACCTCGACCTCTTCGGCCACTGGCACCAATACCAGCAATCCCGCACATGGCTCTGCAACGGCAGCCTCATCGGCTACAACGCCTACGCCCTCAGCGTTGTCAAGGCCGCCTTCGAGCCCCCCACGCAGACCTACTTCCTCCTCGATAAGAAGCGCGGACGCACCATGACCTCCCCCATCTACCTATGAGCTGGAAATCCCTCGCCAAGCGCACCAACAGCCTCCCCGAAGGCTGGAGCACCCCCGACGAAATCGCCGCCGACCTCGATTGCGAGCCAAGCGAGGTGCCAAAAATACTCGCCAGCGCGATCCGCGACGGACTTGTCGAAAAGCAAAACTTCCCCCACTGGCAACCCGGCAGCAGACAACTCCTCTACCAGACCGGCTACCGGCAGAAAACTGGCAAGGTTATCTCGGAAAAAAGCCCACATATTTCTGACAAAACCCCAGACTCCATCCCCGGCATCCCCGCCGATTTGCTGCCCAAGGTTCGCCAAAAAATCCTCGAGCACCCGCACAAAACCGCCAGCGCAATCAAAGACCTGTTTTCCACAAACAACCGCACACGCCTGAGCGTAGCAGCGATCCGCGGCCTACTTGACAAGCATCCGCAGAATAGAAGGTAGATGCCCGATGACCAAACAATCGTAGAAGGCGACGCCGGATTCCTCGGCATGGCCTCCCGCCTCAACCCGCTGCAACTCCAGCCGGGCATGGTCCAGTATTGTGAAAACATGCGCCTCGACCGAGGCGTGGCGCAGACGCGCAAAGGCGCGAAGCGGTTGGGTGATGGCATCTCTGCAGGCACGCAGCCTCTCACTCTCCCATTTGTGCTGGATGCCAATGCCCGCGTGCGCACGATCTACAGCGGCGGCATCTTCGCCAGCGGCGTTTTCAGCTCGCCGAACTACGACGACGAGAATGAATACATCGTTCTCTGCGGGCCGACCTCGGCGTTTCTCTACCGGCAGGATGAGCCTATCGAGGAGATCAGCTATCCCGCCACCGGCACAGCGTCCGACGAGATCATCGAGCCCACGGACAGCGTTTCGACGATACAGGCTTTCAACCGTTTCTACCTCCTGCGCGAGGCCGACATGACTCTGCCTGGCTGGGATTGGAAATACACCACCGCCAGCGGCATCGCAGTCTCTGGCACCACGGCCACCGTCCACATCACCGCCCATGGCCTCGCTGCTGGACAGCGCGTGCGGATAGAGGAGGGGAGCCAAGCGGCATTCCAAGGGCATGAGTATGACATCCTCGCCGCTACGGCCAATGCCTTCACCCTCGCCGTGCCTGCTGGCACATTGCCGGATGTCGCCGCCGACATCGCAATCCGCCGCGTCAAAGCTCCGCTGTGGTGGGATGGCTCGACGATGGAATTTCAACGCGCCGCCTCGGGCGTGCCTGCCGAGGGCGTGACCTTCAAGACCCTGCGCTCCGCCGGCTGGGCCAGCTATATAGGCAACCGCCTGTGGATCCCCGATGGCCGCGACACCGTGGCCATCTCGGATGTTCTCGACCCCGACCTCTACGACCCGTTTTTCCAATCTTTCCGCGCCAACCAGGGCAGCAACGACTACCTCGTCGCCATTCACCCATGGGTCGAAGGCCAAGCGCTGGTCTTCCTACGCAACTCGATCTGGCTGGCCAACCTCACCGACACCAGCAACGCGACGGGAGACACCTTCACGGTGGACTCTGCCGTTTCCAAGCTCACGCTCCTCACCGATGAAATCGGCTGCGTAGCCCGCCGCTCGATCCAGACGGCCGGGCAGTTTGTGTTTTTCCTCAGCGACGCCGGAGTTTACCGCCTCGACACCCAGCTCGACCTCAAGCTCCGCGCAAACACCCAGCCGCTCTCGGACCCCATCGCCGACCAGATCGACGAGATCAACAGCGATTACGCCCACCTTGCCGTAGGCCGTTGGTGGAATAACCGCTATTACCTCGCGGTGCCCATCGGCGAGAACGCCACGGCCAACAACACCCTTTTCCTCTGGAACGCCCTCAACTCGCAGTGGGAATCCCGCGACACCTACGCCATCAACCTCGACGAGCTCCTCGTCGCCGCCTACTCCAGCCAGCGCCGCCTCTTCGCAGCAAGCCGCGCCGGAACGCTCTTCCTGCTCGATGAACTCGACTACGGCGACGATGTGCCCTACGCAAACGCGCAAGACCTCTATACCGAAATTCCCTCCGAACTCATTACCCGCCGCTACGGCTGGGGTAGCCTCAATGCCAAGCGCCTGACCCGCGCCAAGGCCAGCGTGCTCCTGCCGGACGCCTCCGCCTGCACGCTCGATGCCGTGACGACTGACTACGATGCGGACTTCCAAGTCGCCTCACTCACGAACACCACCGGCGAGGAGGAAGACTACACGCTCAAAGCCCCCCTGCGCTGCAAAGCCACCGGCCTTGACCTCCGCTTCCGCACGCAAAGCGGCCGCCCCATCCTGCGTCAAATCAGCGCCGAAGCCACCCGCTCCGCCCTCGACCCCACCGAAACCCGCACCCTCAACTAACCATGGCAACTCTCACCAAAGGCAAAACCTTCACCAACGGCGAACTCGTCACCCCTGCCAACCTCCACCAGATGGTCGATGCCGCCACCGTCGCCAACATTGTCAACGCCGACATCGCCGCAAATGCCGCCATCGCCGACACGAAGCTGGCCACCATTTCCACGGCAAATAAAGTGTCCCAATCCGCCGTAACCAATCTCACCACCGACCTAGCAGGGAAAGCAGCGTCCATACACCAGCACGCTATTGCGGATACCACTGGGTTACAGACGGCGCTCGACGGCAAAGCGGCTGCAAGCCACAACCACGATGATCGCTATTACACGGAATCGGAGATGAATACTCTGTTGGCAGGCAAGCAAGCGTCTGGAAGCTATGCACCTGCCAGCGGCATCGCGCCAAGCGCCATCACCGGCACGGCAGTTATCACGACTGACTCGCGCCTGTCCGATGCCAGGACGCCGACCACGCACACGCACGATGATCGCTATTACACAGAGACAGAGATAGACACAAAACTCTCCGGCCTGCCTGTTTCTGGCCATACGCACACCATTGCACAAGTGACGGGCTTGCAAACGGCCCTTGATGGCAAGCAGGCGTCTGGCTCTTATGCCGCTGCTACGCACACGCACGACGACCGCTATTACACGGAATCGGAGATGAATACTTTGCTCGCAGGCAAGCAGGCGTCTGGAAGCTATGCGCCTGCGACTGGCATTGCTCCAAGCGCCATCACGGGCACGGCGGTGATTACGACCGACTCTCGCCTCTCGGATGCCAGGACACCGACCACGCATACGCACGACGACCGCTATTACACCGAGACAGAGATGAACAATCTGCTCGCAGGCAAGCAAGCGTCTGGAAGCTATGCGCCTGCGACGGGTATTGCTCCAAGCGCCATCACGGGCACGGCGGTGATTACGACTGATTCCCGCCTGTCCGATGCTAGGACGCCGATAGACTCGTCTGT